CAAGGGCATCGACCCCGTGGAGATCGACACGATGCTGGTAATCGCCCACGGCCGGGACGTTCTGCGGAACAAGGGCGCCCGGCGGGTGCTGACCCAGGGCATCAAAACGGAGGGTGAGCTTATCGACGAGCTGGCCGGGATTCAGCTTCGGATAGGCGCGGAGGACTTTGAGCGGGCCAGGCAGGCCGCGGGCATAGTCAGGAAGCTGTACAAAGAGGAGCGGGAGCGGTTCGTCCACGCGGGGCTTATGACCCGGGAGACCGCCGACCACTTTGACAAGATGTACCCCTGGTACAACCCCACCCGCTACCTGGAGTTCATCGAGGAGACGGCCCCCAAGGGGCACACCTCCAAGGGCTTTACGGTGTCATCCAACGATGTCCGCCGTCTGGCCGAGCGGGGCTCCGAGGGGGACATTCAGGGCCCGCTGGTGACGCTCTCAGAGCAGCTGATCAAAAACGAGGTGCGGCTCCGCAAGAACGAGATCGCCAAGACCATCGTCATGCTGGCCAAGGAGGCCGGCGAGACAATAACCGAGATTATTGGCAAGCCCAAGAGGCCCACCGGGCAAAAGAAACTCCCGAAGGTTACCGCCGCCGAGCCGGAGGACGTGCTGTTCTCCGATGTGCCCGGCACGCTGTCCTACATGGAGAACGGCCGGCGCCGGGTGTTCAAGGTGCCCGACTGGGTGTACCGCGAGGCGGTCACGATGTCCCAGATAACGTCCAACCCTATCAGCTCCCTTGTGGGCGGCCTGAACGGCATCTCAAAGGCGGCCTTCACGACCTTCTCCCCCGTGTTCGTGGGGGCGAACTTCTTAAACGACATGCTGGTGGCGTTCGTCACCCGGGGCATTATGCCCCACCAGTCCGCGGCCTCCCTGCTGAACATAGTCAAGGGCGTGTCGAACGACCCCATATACCAGTCCTTCAGGCTTGCGGGCGGGTTTCAGGCGCGCTTCTTTGGCGGCGACGCAACGAAGGCGGCCGCCAGGATGGGGCTGAAGCCGGGCCAGGTGATCACCAACAATAGGCAGTGGAAGAGGGCGCTACTGGACGCGATCCCTCGGGCGGGCGAGGCCCTTGAGCAGGCCCCCCGAATAGCGCTGTTCAGGCGGGAGATAAAAAAGACGCTTCCTAACTGGAAGACCATGACCCCCGAGCAGATCGCCGCGACCCCGGAGGCCCGCAAGGCGGCCGCGGACGCGGTGGAGCTAACCATTAACTTCGCCCGGGGCGGGTTTCTGATAAAGCACGCCAACCCGTACATCCTGTTCCTGAACGCCTCCATGGAGGGCATGAAGATACCCTTCCGGGCGCTCAGGGACAACCCCAAGGCAAGGATGCGGTTGGCCGGCCTTATGGCGGGCTCGGCCTCGCTGACGGCCTACAACCTAAGCTACCCCGAGTACATGGACATCCCCGATGATATTCGGTGGGGGTCGGTGGTGATAATGCTTCCCGGGGGGAAGAAGGACGACTACGGGCGAACCATCCCCAACTATGTGACCATTCCTCCCCGCACCCGTGAGTTTGGGCTGTTCCTCGCCCCGATCACCTTTGCCATGGAGAAGATGTTCGCGGGCTCCCCGCAGGAGTTCGGGCACTTCACCCGGGTGCTTTTGCCCCAGACGACCCCGATGACCGCCGTGACGGGCGGGATGGCGCCCCAGGTCATAGCGGAAATCTTTGAGCAGGGCGCCAACTGGGACTTCTACCGCTCCCGGCCCGTGGTGCCCACCGAGCTACAGTCCCTCCCCGCCGGGGAGCAGGTGACCGCCTGGACCTCCCGCACGATGCAGGAGATCGGGGAAACGGTGGGCCTGTCGCCCCTGCGCCTGGAGCACGCCGCGAGGGCCATTGGTGGCGGGGTCACCAGCGCCGCCCTCTCGGCCACGGACTTCATTATCAACACCCTCCTGCCGCCCGAGGTGAACCCGCGGGCGCAGGAGCTGGCCCGCCAGGGTGAGGCCATTGAGGACCCCACGGAGCGGCGGGCCTTCATGATGTCCCTAACCAACGAGGAGAGGGCGGACGTGGAGGAGCTTCGCCGCCAGCCCGACCCGCAGATACCCTTCGTGACGCCGCTCATCCGCCGCTTCAAGCCCACCAGGCGGGGCCAGATAAGGCAGACCGCCGAGACGGCCGCCGCGAAGGCCTCCGGCCTGGACGTGGAGGACACAAAGAAGGCGGCCGGGGACCTGGCAAAGTGGTCCAAGACTGCCCTGGTTCAGCAGGTAGACGACGACGCCGCCCTCAAGGACGGCTCCATAGACGCAAGGACGTGGAAGGCCAACCGCCGTGATCGCGGGAAGGAGTACCAGGGCGCGCTAACGCTGGTGGGGGTCAGGTACCCCAAGGCCGCCCAGGTGGCCGACGATGAGGCATCGAAGCTCTACTACACGACGGTGGCCGCGGTCTCGGAGTCTTTGGCGGACGATGATGTCTCCCGGAGGCAGGTCCTGAGGACCGCCTGGTACGCCATCACGCCCCCGCTGACCGAGGAGGACAGAGAGGACTGGCACCTGTTCTTCAGCCAGCGGGACAAGTACCGGGGGGCCCTGAGCGAGCAGGATCAGGAGATTCTGGACGCCGAGATCGCCTCCCGAAACACCCCCACCGAGAGGGAGTACAGCCAGGCGCTGGAGGAAATGAAGGAGTACCTGAACGCGGAGTACACGCTGGCGGAGGCGTTGCAGAGCATAACGCTGTCCGACTACAAGCGGTGGCGCCTTTCGACCAACCGTGCCTTCTTTGAGATGGAGAACCCCGACATCACCAAGAATGCCAAGAAAGTCCAGGCTCTGACCAGGCAGGTGAAGGTGCGAATGCGGACGGGGGACCCCGGCAACCCGGAGGCCCTCATGATGGCCGCCCGGCTTGAGATGGCGCTGCTGAAGTGGGGCATGGTTACAACGATTAAAAACGAGGCCCTGCTTGAGGCCGCCCAGGGGGCCGCCCAATGATCGCCGCACAGGGTGGAAAGCTCAGGCTGCGCTGCCCGCACTGCGAGAAGGTGCTGGGCCTGGGCCTGGAGGGGTACTACGTCACCTCGTGCCCGCGGTGCAAGAGGCGGGTTGAGTTCTACCGGCAGGGGGGGCTTGACACTTCGCGGGTGGTTAAGTAGGCTTGAGGCAACCCGGGGCGCGCGGGCGAACCTCCCGGCCCCTTGGGTCACAACTAAATAGGTTTTCAGTGCGCTAGGACGCCTTGTAAGGCGTCCTTTTTTGTGTTCAGAAAACGAGGCCACCATCGGTTTTGAAAGCGGTAAGAGTGCGGGGGTCGCGACGGTAACCCCGGTAACTCAGTTTCGGCGGCTTCCGTGACGGCGGGACCCCCTGAAGGAGCTGACATATGACGACGATTGACGGTAACGAGCCACTGGTTCCGGGGGTAAACGGAGACCGCACGGGGATGCTAGTCCCGCAGGGGGAAAGCCAAGCGCCGGAACCCGAGGGCGGGGCGGCCGACCCGGGCGTGGAGCCGACCCTAGAGCAGCGGTTCACAGACCTTCAGGCGATGCTTGAGAAGTCCGAGAGCGACCGTAAGGCCGCCGAGGGGCGGCTCAGGGCCGCCACGAGGGACACCGCCGATGCCAGCGCCATGCAGAAGCAAATACAAGACTTGCAGCAGCTGGTGGTGGCCGGACAACAATTTTCAGTGTCCCAGGACACCGATGCCTACAACGAGACGGTTGACGGAATCAACCAGGACTCGGCGACGCGCCAAATCGACACCGATTGGCAGACCTCCCTGATGAACGCGGTGGGGCAGATGGACTCCATTCTGGGGTTCGGCCCGGGCCGCTCCACAGACGAGGTGAACGAGATGCTCAGGGCCCCCGAGTACGGGGAGTTCCTGACGCAGTGGGGCGCCGCCATCGAGTCGAAAAACCCCGACGGGGTGAAGGACGCCCTGATAACACTGTCCGGGGCGGCCCTGAACAAGGCCCGCTCTAACGTGGTGTCGGCGGAGCAGAGCCTGGACAACGCTGAGATTTACGATACACATAGCGGGGGCAGCACGTCTGCCACCAACGAAACGGATGAGTCCTTTCTGGCCAGATTCGGGGACCCTAGCGCCGCCATGACAAAGGCGGACGCCGAGCGGGCCCAGGAGCTGTACCGGAAGCAGGGCATCCGCATTTAGGAGCAGGAAATGGCATCAGGAAACACTATTACCGATTCCCTTGCCGACAGCATCCCAACGATGATCGCCGCGGCAAGGATTGTGAGAGAGTTCTCGGGGGTCATGCCAAACCTGGTTGACCGCCAGCGGCTCAGTGAGAACACCGGAACCGTGTGGAACGAGGTGTCGATGGCAAAAATGTCGGCGCAGGCCATCACGGAAAGCACCGAGCTGGACAACCCGCAGCAGATGAGCGACACGCTCCTCTCCATCACCCCGACCGTGATTGGGGTTCACACCGTCCTCACGGACAGGGTGGCCATGCGGATCAGCGCGAACGCCTTCGCCCAGACCGGCTCCCTGGCGCAGAACGCCATTGAGCGCAAGAAGGACGAGGACGGCCTCACGGCCATAGACGGCGCGTCAACCGAGATGGGCACAGCAGGGCTTGCTCTTGACACCAGCCTTATAGCCCACGCGGTTTACAGAATCACGTCCAACACCACAGAGCCGGCCCCGGCCTCCTCGCCCATCAGCGCGGTGTTCCACGGGTTCCAGCTTTTGGACATTGACGACCAGCTGACCACTGCGGGCATAGCGGTCGTGTCCAGCGGCGGCATCTCAGAAGGTCAGGTGGGCGCACCGCTGACCTCTGGTATCGCAGCGGAGACGTTCCAGAACAAGTACCGCGGAACGGTTGGCGGCGCCAGGCTCTACGAGGACGGCAACCTGTCCATAGACAGCCTTAATGACGCCAAGGGTGGCGTGTTCAGCCAGCAGGGGATCATCCTTGTGGAGGGCAGAAGCCCCTACGTCGAGACCAAGCGAATGCCTGAGCTTGGCGGCGGCGCGACGGCGCTCTTCCACTATGACGAGTACGCCTACGGCG